GCCGACGCGCCCGCGAGCGGTAGTTGACCTTTTCGAGTCAATCGGCTTTACTAAGCAACAGAGCGGCAGCCTGCCCAAACCCGGGAAGGTGGACTGCGGTGTACAACCAAGATGCCCAGGTACGCGCAGCCGACGCCGCGAAGTACTTGGGCATCTCTCGTCAGTTGATCAACTACTGGCGTGCGAGCGGCAAGGTCGAGCCGGTTGGTCGCAAGGGCCGCAACGTCCTCTACCGCCTACGTGATCTCGTCGAGGTGGAGCGCGAGATGCGCCACTCACCCATGTCTCACAGGATCCCGGCTTGACAGTCCATGGAGGAACCATGGTGGCGCGCCCATGCCTCGGACTACCGGGCAAGCCCTGTGGTCGGCTGACTGCTCGATCTGATCACCGCTGTCCTACGTGCGCGAGCGCGCGGCATGCCACCCGGGACCGGGGACGGGGCACCGCGGGAGCGCGCGGGTACGACGCACGGCACGCCGCCACCCGGGCGCGGCTCCTCCCCCAGGCGTACGGCCAGCCATGCCCACGGTGCGGGGAGCCCATGGTGGTGGGGCAGGCGCTGGACCTAGGGCATACCACCCCACTGCGGGTAGACCCCAGTGCCAGGGGCGATCGCATAGAGCACAGTGATTGCAACAGAGGTTCGAAGGACTAGTGAACGTCACGCTGAGTGACTTGAGCTGAAGTTACATAGAGTTGCGAACTCTCTGAGGCTGCTCAAAAAATCCCAAATGTCGGCATTGAGGACCCCCGGGCAATCCCCCCAGCCATGTGTACGGGTCTGCCGGTAACTGTGCGTAGTCTCCCGCCTGTCGTCACTCAGCGTAAGACCGTCTACAGTGGAGGGAGTGCGACATGGCCGGACGTGGCCCCGCACCGAAGGATCCCTCACAGCGTCGGCGGCGTAATGCGCCCGTCGCGCCGACTGTGATTGTCGCATCTGACGACGAACTTCGCGGCCCCGAACTGCCGAATGACGCCCTGGACGGTGAGTGGCACCCCCGCACGGTGGCGTGGTGGAACACCTGGCGCAAGTCGGCGCAGGCCCAGACCTTCACCGACACCGACTGGGACTTCCTCCTCGACACGGCTCTGATGCATCACACGATGTGGTCGGCGGGCCGGTGGGAGTTCGCCTCCGAGCTCCGGCTGCGGGCGGCGAAGTTCGGCGCGACGCCGGAGGACCGGCTGCGTCTGCGGATGCAGGTGACCGGACCGGAGGAGAAGGCGCCGGAGGAGAAGCCCGCGACCCGCTACGGGCACCTGCGGGCCGTCAAGGGGGCGTAAGTGCCCTGGCGCGGGTCCTCGGTCGAGGGCGAGTTGCCGTCGCTGGGTTGGTCGCTGCTGGAGTGGTGGGCCGATGTCCTGCCGTCGCCGCGCGACCAGTCGGAGCCGCTGATCTTCACCGACGAGCAGGCCCAGATCCTCGTCGACTGGTACATGTTCGACCCTTCGACGCTGAGGTTCGTCTACCGGCGTGGCTGTTCGAGGCGGGCGAAGGGCTGGGGCAAGTCTCCGGTCGAGGCGGCGAAGGCCATTGCGGCTCTGGCCGGCAATGTCCGGCCGGACGGCTTCGACGCGCACGGCGAGCCGGTGGGCAGACCCTGGGGGCGTAAGGGCGACCCGAACCCGTGGATCCAGATCGCCGCCGTCTCTGAAGATCAAACCGATAACACGTACTCGGTGCTGTATGAGCTGTTGACGGCGAACGACGGGGCGGCCGCGGACACGCTGCGGATCGACGTGGGGCTGACCCGGTGCTATCTGCGGGACCGGCCGGGCAAGTTGGAGCCGGTCACGGCGTCGGCCGGGTCGCGTGAGGGCCAGCCGATCACCGACGCGACCCTTGACGAGACGCACCTGTGGACGCCGACGAACGGCGGCGTGCGACTGGCCCGGACCCTTCGCCGGAACGTGGCGAAGATGGGCGGACGGTCCTACGAGACGACGAACTCGTTCGCTCCGGGCGAGGCGTCGGTGGCTGAGGGCACCCACAAGGCTGTGATGGACGGCCAGCGGGGCATCTACTACGACGCGGTGGAGGCGCCGGAGGTCAAGCCGGAGGACTCCGACGACACGCTCCGCGAGGCCCTGAAGGTCGCCTACGGCGACGCGTGGTGGGTCGACGTGAACCGGCTGGTGCAGGAGATCCGCGACCCGGAGACGCCGTGGGAAGACGCCGAGCGGTACTTCTTCAACCACAACATCGACGATCGCCGTAAGGCTGTCGAGACGAAGCGGTGGACGGATCCCAAGATCTGCCGGCCCGACATCATCGTCCCCGAAGGTGCGTACATCGGGCTCGGGTTCGACGGGTCGATCTCGGACGACTGCACGGCGCTGATCGGCTGCTGGATCGTCGACGGGGTGCCGCACACGTTCGAGATCGAGGTGTGGCAGAAGCCGGCGTCGGAGTCTCGGCGTCACGTCCACTCGGTCAACGCGTGGCGGGTGCCCCGGGCCGATGTCCGGGCGAAGGTGACTGAGGCGTTCCGCCGCTACGACGTGGGTCTGATGTTGTGCGACCCGGCGAAGTGGCAGACCGAGATCGAACTGTGGGCCGAGGAAGCGATCGAACGTCGGCGCAAGGCCGGCGTCTTCAACGGCGAGGACCAGGTCGTGTTCTTCGACACGAACCAGCCGACCCGGATGTGGAAGGCGTGCGACCGGTTCTCGACCGCGCTGGCTGAGGGCATCTACACCCACGACGGGTCGTCGATCATGTCGGCGCAGGTGTTGGCGATGCACAAGCGCAAGGTCCGGGTGCGGGACGAGGAAGACGACGGCCGGACGAAGTACGTCTTCGTCAAGGGCCCGAACCGCGACAAGATCGACGCCGGTATCGGCGCGGTGCTGGCGCTCGAGGCGGCGATGACCATGCCGCCGCAGCGCCGAGTCGCCCCCGCCCCGATCGTCGAGATGGTCTCCACGGCCCGCAACGAACCTGACATCTTCCGCATGGGCTTCTGAGAGAACCGGGGGTAGCTGTGACGTACCCCGACACGAAGAAGCCGTCCCTGGCCCCGGCGATCGGCTACACGCAGGCCGTCAACTACAACTGGTGGCTCTATGAGGACGAGACGACGCCGGAGCTGATCTGGCCGCAGTCGATCTCCGTCTTTGACCAGATGCGCCGCACCGATAGCCAGGTCAAGTCGGTGCTGCGGGCGGTAACCTACCCGCTTCGTCGTACCCCGTGGCGGATCGACCCGAATGGCGCCCGCGACGAGGTCGTGGAGTTCGTCGCGCACGACCTCGGCCTGCCGATCGTGGGTGCGGATCCGAAGCCGTACCTCCGGACAAAGGACCGTTTTTCCTGGGACGAGCACCTGCGTCTCGCTCTGCTGATGCTCCCCCTGGGTCACAGTTTCTTCGAGCAGGAGTACCGGGTCGACGAGGACGGCAAGCGGGCGCATCTGCGCAGGTTGGGTCAGCGGCCGTCGAAAACGATCGAACGGATCGAGGTCGCCTCGGATGGCGGCTTGGTCTACATCAAGCAGTGGTGGACGCCCACCAACCGTGAACCGAAGCCCATCCCGGTCAACCGACTCGTCGCGTATGTGCTGGACCGCGAGGGCGGCAACTGGCTTGGCGAGTCGCTGCTCCGCAGCTGCTACAAAAATTCGCTACTGAAGGACCGCCTCCTTCGCGTCTGGGCGCAGACGATCGAGCGGAACGGCATGGGTGTGCCGCTGTACACGGCCGCCGAGACCGAGGAGTCCCTGACCGGCGGCCTGAACATGGCCAAGTCGTGGCGGTCGGGTGAGACCGCCGGCAGCGCGGTGCCGTTCGGCGCGAAACTGGAACTCGTCGGCGTCGGTGGGAGTTTGCCCGACTCCGAACCCGCCGTGAGATATCACGACGAGCAGATCGCCCGTGGCGTCCTGGCGCACTTCCTGAACCTGGGTACTCAGAGCGGCTCCTGGGCGCTTGGCTCGACGTTCGCCGACTTCTTCACGCTGAGTTTGCAGACCGTGGCCCAGCAGATCGCCGACACCGCCACGTGCCATGTCGTCGAAGACCTGGTCGACGTCAACTGGGGCCCCGACGAGCCGGCGCCGAAGATCGTGTTTGACGAGATCGGCAGCCGTCCGGACGCCGCCGCCCTGTCGTCGCTGATCCAGGCCGGCGCGATCGTCACCGACGCGACCCTCGAAGCTGCTCTCCGCCAGCAGTTCGGCCTACCCCCGGCCAAGCCTGAGGGGATCCGCCCGGGGCCCGACGGCAGCGTCGCGGTCGACCCGTACGTGGAGCAGTTCTCCCAGTCCGTGGCTGCGAGCGCTGCGCCAGACCCAAAAGACGAGGACGAAGACCTCACTGACGAGGAGTGGGACGAGGTCGACGCCCTCGTCGGCGCTCTCGCGGAGGTGACCGGTCAGGTCCTGGCGGGCAGGGATGCCGGCGGTCGGCTGCACCAGAACGCGGGCACCGGCAAGGGTGGTCAGTTCACGTCTTCGCTTCAGGCCGGCGTCGTCACCGCGTTGAAGAAGTGGCTACGCGGCGAGGGCTCAGCCCACCCGCTGACCCGCCCCGACGACGGCAGCAAGCCGTTCACGTCCCGCCAACTGCGGTCGGCGATCAAGGCGCGCGGTTTGCCGGACCCGCCGCCGCGCACCTCGGCCGTGCTGATGGAGCGGACGCTGCTGGAGCATGCCCGCGACGGCCACGTCGGCGGCAAGACCGACGTGCCCACCGCCCCCGGTGCGACGAAGGGCCACCAGCGGTTCACGATCACCCACAACGGTCAGCGCATCGACGTAGGCATCTTCGGCGTCGAGTCCACCGGGAAGCTGTCGATCTACCGGGAGAACGACCACGGTGTGCGACAGGGCAGGGCGATCAAGTCGTTCGACGACATGGCCGGTCTTGGGGCATGGGCGGACAGCAACGGCCATACGGACCTTGCGGCGTATGCGCACAAGGAAGCCGGGACGAAGGCGCCGAAGAAGCCCGACGGCGAGGTCACCTCGCCGGCCCACCTGGCGAAGGCCCAGCGCGCGGGCAAGGTGGCTGAGTTACTCGCAAAGGCCGACGAGTGGCGCGAGAACATGACCGGCCCCGACGGCGGGATCGAGTTCTCGCCGGGCGCGGAGCACAGCCTGCGCGACCTCGGCCGCCGCAACAGCGTCCCCGCCGCCAACGTGGACGCCCTCGTCGCCGCATTGAAGACCGGCGAGCGTCGCAAGGTCGACGCCGAGTTGGACCGTATCGCCGAGGCGAACGGCTTGACCCGGGTGGGCGGTCAGGCCGGCGACGTGGTCACGTTCGACCGGGGCAGGCACAAGCCGATCGGCCCGGTCCGCGACGGCGAGAAGGTCACGATCGTCAAGCCGGCCTACACGGCGGAGATTGACGGCAAAGACCAACTGGTGTCGCAGGCTGTCGTGGAGGCGGCCCACGTTCCGGCGACCCCGGCGAAGAAGGCCACCCCCCGCAAGGCCGCCACCCCGAAAGCAGCAGAGGTCAGCGGGACAGATGCACTCAAGGCTGCGCCTTATGGATTCGGCGGCGGCAACGCGGAACTCGATACGGCCCTTGGCGACTACGCCGGGTCGGGCTATGCGCAGATCAACCAGGATCTGCGGTCCGGCAGAACCGACAACCCCGCGACAGCGAGGACAATCGCCACACTCGACGAGGGCATGCGGTCCTCGGAGTTGACCCAGGGCATCAAGGTCGGCCGTGGCCTCAAGAACCCTGCCGGGATTTTCGGTGCCGCATGGAACGACACGGACGTGACCGGGCTGACCTGGACAGACCAAGGCTTCGCCTCCGTCACAGCTGATCCCGCCCGTATCCAGTCGGGCCGGAGCTTCTTCAGCGGCCAGGACGGCGCCTCATTGACGGTCCTTGTGCCGAAGGGGACTCCGGCGCTTGCCATCGGCACGCGGGACAGCGGCTCGTTCGGTGAGAAAGAGATGCTCCTGGACCGCGGGCTGACCTATCGGGTCGTTCGCGATCACGGAGTCGTGGAGGGCATCCGGAAGCTAGACGTGGAGGTCGTACCTAACGACAGCCCCGGGAAGGCCACCCCCCGCAAGGCCGCCACCCCGAGCGGCTCGCCGCTGATCGGAGACGCGGCGCTGAAGGCTGCCGCCGCCAACCCCACTGGGGCGCAACTCGCGGCCGTGGACCGGTACGGCGGCGACGGCGGGTACGTCATCAACAACGACCTCCGTGCCCAGTCGGGGGACCTCGCCTCCCTCCAGCCGAAGAACCGCGCGACGGTCGAGGCGATGGATTCGCTGATGCACGACTCGCCGCTTCAGCGTGATGTCGTGGTTCACCACAAGACCTCATTGGCGCGCAACCCGTTCAGCACCTCCACCACCGGCGAGATCGATCCGCTTGACCGTGATCTGACGGGCTTCTCCTGGACGGAGCACACCTACACGTCGACATCGATCGACGATCAGCAGTTGAAGCATCGCGGCATCGATCTGCGAATCACCGTCCCGGCGGGCACGCCCGCCATCAGTCACAAGACGCTCGACAATGGCGAGATCCTCTTGCCCCGCGGCTCGACCTTCCGCGTCACCGCCGATCACGGCAAGGATGATCGCTTCGTTCGTCACCTCGACGTCGAGGTCGTGCCGAAGACCACCCCCCGCAAGGCCGCCACCCCGAAGCCCGGCAAGGCCACCCCAGCCTCCGATGTGCTCGCCCGGCTCAACACCGTCGCATCAGCTGATGAGGCAACCGCCTACCTCGGCAGCCTCGATCTCTCCAGAGAGCAACTCCTCCAACTTGCCGAGGACCTCGACGTGCCGCTGCGGACTAGGACCAAGTCCGGCGTGATCAATGACATCGTGAAGGTCCGAGTGTCGGGACGCCTCATGACCGAGGCAATCCAGACCACCAAGTTCGGGGACGGAGCCGCCACCCCGAAAGTGCATCCGCTCGGGAGCGCGAAGTCGTTTACACCGACGGAGCTGCCGAAGCCCGGCAAGGCCACTCTCGCCGACATCCGCCCCGACACCCGTCCCGGATTCCACCCGACCGCGCAGACCGACCAGCAGGTACTCGACCGCCACCAGCAGCGGGTGCAGAAGGCGCTGGAGATCACCAAGGGAATGTCGACCAAGGACGCCAAGGCGCGACTCGACGCAGCCGTCGACCTGGACTTCTCGCCGGCCGAGATCAACTCGGTACTCAATCAGCGGATTCTCGCCGACATCCGCCAAGCCACCTCCCGTACTGACGCTGAAGCCCTCCTGAAGCCGCACCTCAAGTCGGAGCTCCAAGCCATCGCCGACGAGGCGCACATCTCGTACACGTCGCGGATGACGAAGCCGACGCTGACGGCGATGATCCTGGACGAGGTCCACCGAGACACTTCGACACCGGTGGATACGTCGAACCCGGACAATCCGGCACGGCCGAGCGGGCCGAATATCGAGGTCGCGTCGGACATGAAGGACCTGACTTCGAGGCAGATCGCCCAGGGCGACCACCTCACTGCCGCCGGTCGTAAGGCACTGGACTCGCTTGGCCCGGCTGGGCATCCGCGCATAGCCGCTATTCCCGACACCGAGGGCAAGGTCCGCGAGGCGTATCGCATGCTCGTCATCCCCGGCCGCTACAGCCAGGACGATTCCGCGGCGTTGGAGGATGTGCGCAAACTCATCGGCGACCAGGTGCCGCGTGCCGAACTGGACGCGGAGTTGAAGCGGATGCACAACCTGCCGGACGTGCTGCTGACCCCTCAGTCCTACGCCCGCGAGAACTCCGCTACCCGTATCCCGGCCGCGGTCATGATGGGCGGCCAGGAGTACAACATGCTCCACATCGCCGACCCGTCGTTGGCCCAGCCTTCTCAGTTCGCTGCCGTCGCGATGGCTGAGGAGTTGGACAACCGCAAGGCCGGCCTGCCCACCGATCCGATGATGGCCAACCTGTCTGACGCTGACCTTCGTGCCGAGATCGACCGGCGTGCCGCCCGCGATCCGATCGTGGCCCGCGACTTGGCCGCCCAGGGCTACGTCGCACAGGCAACCGGTCAGGCCGCCCTTGACGCTGTTGAGACCACCGGCACCAAGGCCGAACGCGACCGCGCACTGAGGGCCGTCGAGGTCTACCGCGGCCCCGACTACGGGCAGATCAACCTGATGCTGCGCGGCGAAGATACCAGCCGTAGGGGCGGCGGCGCGGCTTACGCGACCAAGCTGCAGCCGGTCATCGACGACATCAACGGGGGCATCGCCGCATCCACCCTCACCCGGCCCGTGGTGGCGTACCGGGGCGTCAGCGGAGTCACCTTCGGCCTGAGCCGGGACCCCGCCACCTGGCCGACTGACCTGTCCGGCCGCGAGTGGGACGAGGCGGCTTTCGCCAGCACGTCCGCCGACCGCCCCACCGCCGAACGGTTCGGCTCCGCGCTGCTGCGCATTGTCCTGCCCGAAGGCTCCCACGCCCTGCCCGTCTCCGGTGCCGACGACGAGTCTGAGCTGCTGTTGCCGCACGGGTCACGGTTCCGCGTCGTGGCCGACCACGGCGAGGTTCCTCGCGAAGGCCCGAATGGCGGCACTATCCGGCTGCTGGACGTGGAGGTCATACCCCCCACGGCCCGGTCGGTGGAGGAGATCCTGGCCGACAATCCCGATCTGGATACCCTTTCGCGGGACATGATCTGGAACCTGGTTGATGGCGGCGAGACGGTCGAGGACACGATCCAGGGGCTGATTGAGGACGGCATTGCCGAGGCCCAGGCTCGCGAATACGTGCGGGAGATTCTGGATCTCATTCGGCAACCCGGTCGCTGGTCGCCGACCGCGGGAGGCTGACGTGGCGTACTCCGGCCAAGACGAACGCCGCAGCGCGCCGACGAAGGCCGCACCGCCGAAGTCGTCCGGCGGCGGCAAGGACGCGTCCGGTCACGCCCACGTCTCCTCCGGCCCCAAGGGCGGGCAGTTCACCAAGTCGGCCTCGGGCAGCAAGCCGAAGCCGAAGGCGGGCAAGAGCCGACCGGCGGCGAAGGGCGGTGCCGCTCCGATCTCGAGCTTCGGTCCGACGCCGAGCCTGAAAGAGGGCAAGGACAACGACCCGGCGAGGACGAAGGCGCTGCAGCAGATGCTGCGGGACCTGAAGCTGTCCAACGGGGCGGTCGACGGGAACTTCGGCCCGGACACCACCGCCGCCGTGAAGGCCGTCCAGCAGCGGCTCGGGCTCAAGCCCACCGGCACGGCCACGCAGTCGCTCCTACGCCGACTGGCTGAAGCGCACGCCCTGTCCCCGTGTGTGAGCAAAGGCGTCCACGCCAGCGCCGGGGTGCAGATCCCGCACACCACCGAGACGGATCCGACGCTGGTGGAGCGCCTCGTCGGCGCCACGGACCTGCCGCTGTCGCTGTGGTCTGACGCCACGATCTGGCTCGGCGAAGCGTTGGAGTTGGACCTCGACGACGCGAAGGCGGTCGCGACCAGCCTCCGCGACCGCGCTGCCGGACCCGCTGGCGAGTGGCTGACGCTGCACGCCGACGACGAGGGCGTGTCGCTGCTCACCGAGGACGGCGAAGGGCTGGAACTGTCCACCGAGGACATCGACCACTTCGCGAACCAACTCGAAGGGCTGCTGGGGACGCCGGTAGCCGCGGCGGCTGGGCACGACGTGACGCCGGGACATGACCAGCTTCATCATTACTGGACACAAGATCCGGAAGGTCTGGCGCGTTGGAACACCTGGACTGAACTACGCGACCAACTGGTCGAACACGTCGGTCCGGTCAAAGCTGCGGTGTTTGCCTCCGCGTGGTTCAAAGAGCGGTGGGGCTTCTGGTCCGGGAGTGACCTCAACAGGGTCAAGAACGGTAAGCCACCGCGCGGCAAGGTCGTAGGCCCCGGATAAAAAAACCACCGCCCCTGGGCGAACCGGGGCGGTTGATCCGGCAGTAGCGCCGGTACCCACAGCCTAACAGTCCACACCCGACACCGGAAGCGAGGTGGCGGGCGATGACGCATGCCATAGAAGCATCTGCGACTGAGCCGTACGGCCCGGCGTCCGAGGCTCATTACGCCGATCCAGGCTGGCAGGCGGACGGCAAGAAACGTTACCCCTTGGACTCGGAGGCTCACTGCCGTAGTGCATGGGCCTACATCAACATGCCGGACAACGCTGCCAAGTACTCCCCGGAACACCTGGCCGCGATCAAGTCGAAGATCCGCTCGGCCGGCAAGAAGTACGGCATCACGTTCGCTGAGGACGTACAAGCCGCCGCGATGACCGACATCGAACTTGCCCGGCCGGGTTCGTGGAAGCTCGCCAGCGGTCCGCTCGAGGTGACAGACGAGATGCTCGCGGACGCGGCCCGCTTCGCCAACCGCGAGGGCGCCCGTCCGGGCTACCTGAAGATCGGCCACACCGACACCCGCTTCATGGCCGGCGACGGCGAGCCGGCCCTCGGCTGGTTGTACAACGTCCGCCTCGAGGAAGACGACCAGGGTCCGGTTCTCAAGGGCGACCTGGACGACGTCCCCGACTGGCTGGCCACCGCCATCCCCAAGCACTGGCCCGACCGGTCGATCGAGGGATGGGCCGACTACGTGCACGACGGGCAGAAGTACGGCCTTGTCGTCAACGGTCTGGCACTGCTCGGCGTGGCGCCTCCCGGCATGTCGTCGATTCAGTCCCTGCGCGACCTCCCCGCCGCGGTCGGTGTGGCCGCAGCGGAAGAGCCGGAGAACGAAGGCGCTATCCGCATCATCGCCAGCTTCGGCGCACCCAAGGACCCCGCCTCGGAGGCGGAGAAACACACAAAGAAGGGAGCCGGGATGACCCTGGCCAAGTATCGAGAGGCGCTGGACGAACTGTCGGACGACGCCTCCGAGGAAGAGGCGAGGGCGGCGCTCGTAGCAGCCGGACTCGTCCTGACCCCACCCGAAGGCACGCCCGTGGCGGCATCCGCCGTCCCGGCCGGCATGCGCGTCGTCGCCGACACGATCTGGGACGAGAACCAGAAGACCATCAAGACGCTGAGCGCGTTCGTCGAGAAGACGAAGCGCGACGAGCGTGACGAGGTCATCGCGAAGGCGATCCAGGCGGGCAAGTTCACCCCGGCGCAGCGCAAGCAGATCAGCGACCAGTGGGACGCCGCCCCGGACGCGACCCGCAAGTTCATCGAGATCATGACGCCCAACCACGCGCTCGCGGTCATGGCGTCCGGCTACGCCGGTGGTGTCGAAGGCGACGAAGACGCCGACTACTCGGCCCTGTTCGGCACTCCTGAAGCGCGAAAGGCGGGCTGAGCCGTGGCCGACTACTCACCCGTCTACGAAGGCGGCGCTGTTCCGTTCACGATGACCACGTCAGGCGCCGTGACCGGCGGCCAGGTACTCGTCGCGTCCGCGACCGGCACCGTAGCCGCAGCCGGCGGTGTCTCGGCCGTCGCAGTCGGTATCGCTGCGCACGACGCGGCGTCGGGCGCGAAGGTCTCTGTCTGGCCGCTGACCAACGTCGTCCACGAAATCGTGGCGACCGGCACCGTCACCGCTCTGGACGGAGTCAGCTCCGCAGCTGCGGGTCTCGTGCAGACCATCGTCGTCGCCACCGGCGCGGCGGCTGGGTCGCTGATCGGCATTGCGCTGACTACGGCCACCAACCCCAACAAAGTCCGCTTCGTCGGCCGCGGCTGATACCCGAGAGGAGATAGTCCATGCCTGGTACCTACCCGGCTGCGGCACCCGTCCTCACGGGTGATTCGCTGGCCATCAGCCGCTTCCTGCAGAGCCCCACGGCTCTCACCCGGCGGCTGCGTGACTACAAGGATCTGCGTTTCGTTTCCGACCAGATCCTGACCCAACGCCGCCGCTCCAGTGGCGGCGCCGTCCTGTATGAACTCACCGAACCGTTCGTGACCGACCGCCTGGTGGAAGCCGTGTCGGCCGGTTCGACGTACCCGTTCGCGAACCTGCCGACCGGTACTGCTGCGCTGGCTGCGGTCAGCAAGTGGGGTCAGAAGGCCAGGATCACCGACGAGGAGATCAGCCGCAACGTCTACGCCGGTGCGGCGATTGACCGGACCCTGCAGAAGGTCATCAACTCGATCATCAGCCAGGTCGACCTGATCAGCATGTCGCTGATCGGCTCGCAACTGGCCGACACGGCGACGTTGGGCAAGTGGGACGCGGGCACACCGAAGATCCTCAACGACATCCTCAACGCCCGCCGGATCATCCTCGCCCGCAACCTGGGCTACACGCCGGACACGATCGTGGTGGGCGACCTGGGCTACATGTCGATGATGACCGACACCGTCATCTCGAACCTGTGGCGTCGCGAAGTCAGCACCACCCCGGTCTACACCGGTTCGGTGGAGCAGATCGCCGGCATGAACGTCATCGTCACGCCGAACATGCCGGTGCTCACGTCCTGCTACGTGCTGGACTCCAAGGCGCTCGGCGGCATGGCCGACGAGACGGAGGGCCAGCCCGGCTACTCGATGTCGGACCTGGCGGTACAGGTCAAGTCCATCCGCCTCGACGAAGCGGACTGCTGGGACCTTCAGGCCCGTCGACTGACGGTGCCCTTCGTGCAGGAGCCCGGTGCGGGCCAGGAGATCACCGGGGTGACGTCATGACCGACAGGTACCGAGTGACCGCGCCGTACGTGGTGCTGAAGTCCAGGTCCGACACGGGCAGCGTCGTCGCCCTCGGCTACTACGCGGGTGCTGTTCTGCCCGAGACGGTGGACCTGGAGGATCTGGCTCGCCACATCCGCAAGGGCATGGTCGAGAAGCTCGAGGGGCCCGCGGCGTCCGCGGTCGCGAAGCAGGAGGCCGAGGCTGACAAGGCTGAGGCTGCTGCGGACAAGGTCGAGGACAAGGAAGGCGCCGAGGCGGTCAAGAAGGCCGAGGCTGACAAGGCGGCGGCGGACAAGGCCGCGGCCGACGAAGAGGCCGAGGCCGCGAAGGCGGGCACTCCGCTGATCCGGGCTTCCGACAGCAAGCCCGGCGCGAAGACCGCCAAGACCGGCTGAGGTAGGCCATGGCCCTGTTCACCCGCGACGAGTTCGCGTCGTATCTGCACGTAACCGTCGACAACTCCGCCACCGACGTGGTGGAGCGGGTGGCATGGGGCTGGCTGATGGCGGCCACCCAACTCGCTGCACGGCCAACTCCAGTGCCCGACGACATGTTCGGCTGGGCACTGGAGTTGGCCGCGATCGCCTACAACAACCCGACCGCCGCCTCTTCTGAGTCGCAGGACGATTTCAGTATTTCGCACGGTGACTCGGTGCGGCGTAAGGAGATCCTTGCCGCTGCACGCGCTGTCTACGGCGCAGCCGGTGGCCCCATCTACTCATTCCCCGACTGGGATTGGCACTGGGTTAGTTCCACGCCGTCGGTGACAAACCCGCTCACTAACTGATCCTCCCCCAAACAAGGAACCCCGGCGACCGCTCGAACGGTCCCGGGGCGTGGCCAACCTGATGAAAGCAGGTCGACATGTCCGATCGTACGTGCACCGTCGCGAGCTGCGGCCGCCCATATCGGTGTGGTGGTTACTGCGAAATGCACTACCGCCGCTGGCGGAAACACGGCGACGTCCACTACCTCAACAAGTACCAGGTACTGCGTATGGGCGACATCGAGACACGCTTCCTCTCCAAGGTAAGCGTGTTGCCGAATGGTTGCTGGCGATGGGTGGCTGATGCCCGCAGCGCGCGGGGCGGCTATGGCGTCTTCACCTTGGCCGGTGTTGACAACGTCCTGGCCCACCGTTGGGCATTCGAGCATTGGGTCGGACCGATCCCGGACGGCCACTATGTCGACCACTTCCGGTACCCGCAGGACGGCTGCATCGGGCCGCCCTGCGTCAATCCTGAGCACCTTCGCCCCGCGACTCCTCGCGAGAACGTATTACGCGGCGACACGTTCGCCGCCCGGAACGCCGCTAAGACTCATTGCAAGAGAGGCCATCCGCTGTCCGGCGACAACTTGCGGATCGGGACCAGAGGCAATCGCCTCTGTCGGTGCTGCGCAAGGCTCTTCGCTCGCGAGCGAAGAGCACGCACCTCCGTCTCGCCCTCGACCCTGAACCCGCTCACCAACTGATCTCAGCGTTCGCATGCATAGAAGGAGACCCTGATGGCGCGCTATGGTGCGACCCTCCTGTCACAGGCCGCCCAGCTCTCCGGAGTCAACGCGACCACGACCGTCAACGGCTACATCGGCTACTGGGGCGCCAGTGCCACATCTGGATACCGGCTGCGTCGGCTTCAGATCGGCGTGATCGCCGGCGGTTCGGTTCCCACATCGCAGCAGATCAGCGTGGGCGTGTACCGCCAGACGGTGGCTCCGGCCGGTACGGGCCTCGCCGCGGCGGTGCTCGGGCAGCCGTATGAGACGTGGACGCCGCAGACCGACCCGACGGTAGGTGTCATTGTCACCACCGCGACGACGATCGGCACCACCGGCCCGACGCTGGCGGCGAACCCGATTGCGGTGATCCCGCTCAACACGCAATCGACTCTGGACCTGCCGTATGAGTTCACCGAGGAGCTGATCTGCGCGATCGGCACCGCCAACGGCTTCGCGTTCGTCAACATCGGCAACACCCTGCCCGCGTCGCACTCGATCCGCATGAACGTGGAGATCGAGGTCTGACAAGTGGATCTCTACCTCACTGAACCCGTCGGCCCGTTTCCCACCGCGAGCGGTGCCGCGTTCAACACGTTCACGACGAAGAAGAGCGTGGACCCGCTGCCGATCCCGGTGGTCCCGGCCGGGAAGCTGCGGCAGGGCAGCAAGCTTTTCATGCGGGCCAACGGGGAGTACTCCACTACCGGCACACCCAACCTGACGCTGGGCTTCTGGTTCGGTTCGCGGGCCCTGGCGATCACAGGCGATATCGCACTGTCGTCGGTGATCGTGACACCTACGGCCACCGCGTGGCCATGGTGGATGGAATGGCACGGTATATGTAACGCCGTCGGTACGGCTGGCACCCTGCTCGGCCAGGGGCAGCTTCAGATGGGGTCGGCTCTGACGACGTTTAGCGCCGAAGTGCCTATTCCCATCACGGCGGCTCTTCGCACGGTTTCCACCTTCGACACCACAGTCGAGCGCGCCATCGGCGTCAGCGCCACATGGGGCACTTCATCCGCGTCCAACAGCATCACTGTCTATGACCTGTCCGTGAACATCCGCAACTGAGAGGACCAGCACGTGAGTATCGGCTACCCCATGACGAAGGTCGACCTGGACAACCGTATGGGTGCCATGGTGGTGAACCTTCGTGCGGCGTTACTCGCTCCCGCAACCTTCAAGGCCAAATTCTTCGACGATGCGACCCTCGGCACGGATGCGTTCCTGCAGGCCTTGGGCTACACGGGTTCTGTGTCGACCGGCGAGATCCAGACCATGCGGGCCTCGTTCGCGGACATGTCGAAGCTCAACGACATCGCCAACGCAGCGGCGACGCAGAGTTCAACCAACGACTTCTGGTTCAACGCGAAGCACCTCATCGGTTACAACGTCTGAACCCGCCCGCAGCGGACACATGGTGGTGATGACCGCGCGCAGGGGGTGAGCCGTGGGTCTCCTCATCGACCCCAGCACTCCCGCGATCGCCACCCAGACCACCGGCACCATCACGACGTGTACCACCGCCAGCTTCACGCCACCCGACGGTGCGTTGCTACTGGTCCGGTGGGCAGGAAACTCCCACTCTGCCACCAACCCGAACCAGCCGACCATCACCGACAGCCTCGGCACGCCCTTGACGTACACGCTCCTGGACTGGCAGTCCAAGGCGGACTCGCCATCGGTGAGCGGGCAGGCCGCTAGTTGGTACGCCGTCGTCGGCTCCAGCGCGGCGATGACCGTCACGGTCACCAACAACATGCAGGGCTCAAGCAACGAGCGCCACGCCGCCCTGCACGTCACGGTGTTTACCGGGCAGGACACGGTTGTCCCGGTCGGTGCTCACGGCAAGTCGGGGTCCGCTTCGGCCTCCTCGATCAGCCAGAGCTACACCGCCCAGGACAGCGGTGGCTGGGGCCTGATCGCCACCTGCGACTGGGACGACATGGGTGCCGAAACGGCCGGCACCGGCTGCACGCTGACCGACGGCGGCTCGGGCAGCATCGCGGGTTTCATGAGTTACGGCTTCGTCCGCCGCAACAGCGATGACGATGTCATCGGCAACTCCAACACCCTCAACGTCAACCTGCCGGGCACATCAACCAACCTGGCCTGGGTCTACGCCGAGGTTCTGCCCCTGGCCATCCCGGATGACCCTCTTCCGCCGTATGTGTTCTCGCTACCGCCGTACCTGATCCTCCAACTGGCTGGATATCGGCAGCAGTCACGCGCGGCTGTTGTTGCGCCAACCCCGGGCACTCTGCTCATCGACGCTTCGACGCCCGCGATCGCCACCCAGACCAACGGGACGATCGCGACGGTTACGACCGCCAGCTTCACCCCGCCCACTGGCTCGTTGTTGTTGATCAGGTGGGCGAGCAACAGCAACAGCGGTATCAACCCTGGCGCTCCCAGCGTCACCGATAACCTGGGCGTTCACCTTACGTACACCCAGACCGACTGGCAGTCCCGGGCCGACTCGCCCACTCTGAGCGGCCAGGTGGCGGCCTGGTGGGCGACCGTGGGCACCTCGGCCCCGATGACGGTGACGGTCACGGGGGACGGGAGTGGATCCAACCACCAGGCCGCCCTGCACGTCACGGTCCTTACGGGATACGACACTGTCACCCCTATCGGCGCGCACGGCAAGACCGGGTCCGCCTCCGCGAGCGCGATAACGCAGTCCTACACAGCTCAGGCTGACGGTGCCCAAGGTTTCGTCGCGGTCTGCGACTGGGACGCTCTCGGCGACATGGTCGCGGGCAATGGCTGCACGCTGACCGACGGCGGTACGGGCACCGTTCCTACTACCCAAATCTCGTATGGCTTCTTGCGTCGTATCGCGGCTGACGATGTCAACGCCGTCAGTAACACGCTCAACGTCACGCTGCCCAAGACCTCCACCAATTTGTCCTGGGCCTACGTGGAGGTGCGCCCGTTCGTCGCCGCCGCGCAGGACTTCAGTGTCCCGTGGGCGTTGCCACGCCGGGGCCGGCTGTTGCCGCTGGTGGTGCGCCGCGGGGGCCGCGCAGTCTCGGCACCGCCGGCTCAGGCCGTCGTTACCGCGCCGGCCTACCCGCCCCGGGGTGTGTCACGTCGGATCAAGGGCGCACTTGCCCGACGGCCCGGGATGGCGATGGTCGTCCCGCCCCAGTCCACGCCCGCAGCACCGACGACCGTCATCGCCCCGGTTCACGCCCGAGCCAAGGCGATCGCCTCCCGCCGCCGCATCACAGCGGTCACACCGCTCGAGCAGGACACCCCGGTTCAGTTCGCGCGCCCGCGACTGCGGCCGGTCCCGCCACGTCGGCGTATCGCCGCAGCCACCCCACCCGCGCAGTCCGGTGTGTGGCAGACGGTACGCGCAAGGGTCAAGGCGATTCTGCCGCGCCGCCGCCAGCCGGCCATGGTGGTGCCGGTCCAGACTGTCGTCACGGCACCGGTCTACCCACCGCAGAGCGTCCGGACAAGGCTCAAGGGCACGCGGCTGGCCCGGGGTCGGGTCGCCACCGTTGTCCCGGCGCAGGCGAGCGTCACCCCGCCGGCGTATGTGCCGCAGGGGCTACGCTCCCGGATCCGATCGGTGCGGCTCTTCCGCCCCCGTGCGGCGGCACCCATACCAACTCAGGCCACGCCGGTGCTCGCCTACGTGCCGGGCCGGGCGCGGCAGGCGGTCCTTCGCCAAGCCACTGCACGCCGCGGACATGCCGTGTCGGCTCCGCTCGCTCAGACCGTCCCGCCGGTGTTCGTCCGGCTGCGGCTGCGCATTACCCGCTGGTTGCGCAGTTGGACCCGGGCTGTCGTGCCGGCGCAGGTCATCCTCATCGCACCCGGCTATCCGCCGAGGCCCACCCGGGCGCGTCGGGTGCTGTTCAAGGACCGCCGCCACCGCGCGTCGGTGGACGGCTGGATGACCTCCGGCGTCACGTGCGTCACGCCTCTCCCCAGCACCGGATCAACGGTCCGGCCGAACACCGGCACAACCGCCTATGCGCTGGCCTACACCGCCCGGCCCAACACCGGCATGACAGCACCCGGCGATACGGGGTCGACCAGTGATCCGTGTTGAGGGAGGTTTCCGTGACTCGCGAAACTACCCTCGCCAGAGGCCGAGCGTTCCTCGAGTCCGCGCTCACCGACACGTGTCTCATCGACCGGGAGAACCCGGCGCTGGCGACCACCAACGCCACCACCGGGGTGGTCACGAAGCACTTCGACACCATCTACACCGGACGGTGTGAGGTGAAGCAGGGCGGCGGCACCCAAGCCGGCCAGACCGAGGTCGCAGCCGCCACACTTCGACTCGCGTCCCTGGACCTGAAGCTGCCGGTCGTCGGCAGCGAGAACGTGCGGGCCGACGACCGGGTGACGATCACCGCCGCCGTCGCCGACGCCGCCCTCGTCGGCCGGCAGTTCTTCATCACCAACCAGCCCACCGGCAGCCACAAGACAACCCGGCGGATGTCGCTGACCGAGGCGCTGAGCTGATGGGCGCCCGGATCACCGGCATGGACGAGTGGCTGGCCGCGTTGAAGACGCTTCCCGCCCGCGCGCCGGAGAAGTTCAAAGCGGTCATGGGGCAGGGCGGCAACAACATCAAGAGGGACTGGAGTGCCCGCTGGACGGCGATGCCGCACGTCCACCTGCCACACCTGGTGAAACCGTCCTCCTTCCAGTACGAGGTGACGCAGCACGGCGACACCTACTCGGTCGATGTCGGCGTGAAGTCCCACGGCCTGCAGACCCGACTGGCGAGTTTCGTGGAATTTGGCACCCTGACGTCCCGCCCCCACCCGGGCGGGCAGCCAGCGCTGGAGGCCGAAGCCCCCCGAATGGCCGAGTGGGCACAGAAGGCTGCTGAGGATCTCCTGGACGGCGCGAAGTGAGTCTCGAGGAGGACCACGCGCAAGTCGGGCTCGCGCTGCTGACCGCGAACGGGAACCTGACGGTCTTCGACGAGAAGGTCCCCGACCCGACGCCTGATCCGCCGTATGTCTTGGTGTACTCGCGCGTGGCCTGGCCGCGGGACGGTCTCGGCACGTCGCTCACCGCTGCGCAGGTGACCGTCACGACCACCTTTACCTGCCACTGCGCCGGACTCACCCCGTCGGCGGCGAGAGCGGTGCTCGGGCAGGTCCGCGGGTCACTGCTGAACGTCCGCCCGGTCATCGCCGGCCGGAACTGTTCGCCGATCAAACAAAGCGACGCCCCGGAAGTGGTCCGGGACGAGTCCCTCGGCACGGCCGTCTACGACGCCGTTGGTGTGTTCGATTACCTCTCCACCGGCTGAGTCCGGCCCGCTTCACCCATCCACATAGGAGGCACGTCGGCTATGACGCTGCAAGTTTCACAGTCCGTCAACGTGCCCGGTGCCGGCGCGCTGACCACACCCACGGCGCTGACGCCAGCGGCCACGGACACGATCTCCCAGGACTCCTTCGGACCCAACGGTCTGACCATGTTCGTCGTCACGACGGGCACGCAGACCGACGTCACGGTCCTGGACCCCACGGTGACGCAGATCAGCTACGCCGGCACGGTGCCGACCCTGACCGGTACGGCCACCGGCCACCGGGCGCTGCTCATTCCGCGTGCGGCGATCAACCCAGCGACCGGGGTAGCCACGGTGACATTCAGCGGCGCGCGCACCGGCGTCACCTACTACCTCTTCCGCGCATGAGCTTCGCGGTGGTCCGGCATCCGGACATCGAGACGCTCGGAATCATCCCGCAGGGGGCCATGGAGTACGAGCGCGTGCGCGGCTGGTACCGGGTCAGCGAATACCGGCCCGAGCCGTCCAGCTTCCACCTCCCCGACTTCGACGACGCGGACGAGGACCTCGACGCGCCGCCGCCGAAAAAGCCTGCAAGGAAAGCACCGGCCGCGCCGGAACCGACTGAGGAGCAAGAGGCATGAGCGTCGTCATCATGGACGGTCGCGTCCGCGTGTACTGGCTGACGGCGTGCGCGGTCATCGCGCTTCCCACCGTGGCCGAGCTGAATGCGGGCACCGACCTCACCACCTACATCCGCCCGGATGGGCTGGACATCTCGATGGACACCGGCTCGGTGGATGTCGGCAACGTCGGCTCGACGTTCACGTTGGAGCGGGTCGGACGGCGCAAGCCCACCGTGGCGCTGGGTTGCCATCACGACGCCACCAGCGGCAGCACCGACCCGGCGTGGAACCTGCTCGTCTACCGGGCGACCGGCTTCCTCGCGGTGCGGACCGGTGTCGACAAGGCCACCGCGTGGGCCACTGGTCAAGGTGCAGGCGGCACCACGGGCGCGCTGCAGATCTTCCCACTCGAGGTGGCCGAGTTCAGCCCGGCCAAGCCGGGCCCGGACACGTCGTGGGACTTCGACGTGCCGGTGAAGGTCTACCTGGACCCGTCGACCCGTTCGGTCGTCGCGTAGTGACCGATTTCGCCGACATCCGTAAGCACGCCACCCTCCCGACCCGGACGGTTTCGCTCTGCCTGGCCGGCGAGCTCGCCGAAGAGGTCGGGGAGTTGGAGCGGCAGTTCCTCGAGCTTGGCCCGGCGGAGAACCTTGGCGACTCACGGAAGCGTGAACTGGCCGAGGAGATCACGGCCAAGCGCGACGAGATGCGCGAGGCCGGCGTCGACTTCCGCCTCCGCGCACTCCCCGCGCGGGAGTGGTCGAAGCTCTGGGCCCACTTCCCGACGAGGGAGGAGAAGGAGACCGACGATGCGTTCGAGGCGCGCCGGTGGCCCTTCTTCGCCGAGATGGTCTCGCGGACCTGCGCCGACCCGGAGATGAGCGTGGAGCAGGTCGGCGAACTCTGCGACATGGTCCATGCATCGGCCTGGAACGCGCTCGCGAACGCCTGCCTGAACTTGAACATGGGCGAGGTCGACATCCCAAACTCCGTCGCCGCCTCCGAACTGACCCAGGACTCAACGCAGACGTAGAGGCGGCGGCCCACCAGCACGTCCCGTACAGCAAACTTCGCGGCGCGCAAGCCGTCTCGACCACCGTCTACGAGTACGAGGACGGACTCTTGGTCCGCAGTATCACCACCGTCGAGCCGGAGTGGACGGACGAGGACCGCGGTCTGCTCATCGCGTGGCTGGCCGAGCAGGCCGAGATCTGCGACATGTGCGGCCATCCGATGAGCATCTGCCGGGACAGAAAGACTGCGGGTCTCTGGACGGTAGAGCGAAAGGTCTGCTGGCCATCGGTCGTGGCGCAGGTGGAGATGGAGAACGACCAGAAGGCCGGCAAACGCGGCGTCGTCTACAGCACTCGACGTAGCTGACGGGAGGCACCGTTGGCCCGCCGCATCAGCGTCAGTCTGGACCTGGACGCACGCAAGTACATGGAATCGGCGGCCGCCGTCGAGCTGACGACCAAGGCCGCCGACAAGCAGATGAAGTCTCTCGGCAACCAGGCCGATGAGACCGGCCGCGACATGATCGAGTTCGGCGTCACGGCCAAGGTTGCCGCCCACGAGGTATCGGGGCTGGGTAACGAAGCGACCAAAGCCAGCCTGCAGCTCGAGGGACTCGACAACCGGATCAGGGCCGCGAAGCTTTCCGCTGGTCAGCTTGCGGTGGAGTTCGCGAAGACCGGCGACATCTCGGTGAAGAAGGACCTGGCGAACGCCGAGCGGATGTTGCGGGAGTTGGAGAAGACGCGGCGCTCGGTCTTGGCGTATGCGGGAACGGATGTGCTGGCTCGATCGACAGCCCTCACCGCCGCCGGTGTTGCCGACGTGGCTGGTAACGCGTTCATCGACGGCATCAAGAACGCCGCGAAGTCCCGGCCGCTCATCACGGCGGTGGTTGGCGGCGTCGCTGTCCTCGCCCCCGCCATTGGTGGCATCATCTCCGGCGCAGTCCTTGGCGCGGTTGGCGCGGGCGGCATGATCGGCGGCATCGCTTCGGCGATCAAGGACCCGCGTGTCAAGAGTGCCTTCCAGCAGTTCCAGGGCGACCTCAGTCTGGCTTTCTTCCGGGGCGACGCGTTCGTCAAGCCCATCGAGGACTCGCTCCAGATCCTCTCCCAGGGCTTCGCGAACCTACACCTGGACAAGGTCTTCGCGCTCGCCGCGCCACACCTGACGACGTTCACCGAAGGCATCGTCGAGTTGGTGGAAAACGCCATGCCGGGCTTTACTGCGGTCATGGAGCAGGCTGGCCCCGCCATCGAGATCGCGAAGGATGGCCTCGCCGAGATCGGCACCGCCTTCAGTGACTTCCTGATCGACATCGTCTCCAGTCCCGGCACCCTCAAGGGCCTCGAGGACGGCTTCGACCTGATCGCCGGCTCGCTGGAGTTCCTGGGCAGCACGCTGCACTGGCTGGGCGACTTCTACTCGCTGCTGAAGGACATCGGCGCCACCAAACTCATCGGGGCGCTATTCAAGGGCGCTGGGTTCATCCTCGAGGGCTTCGACAAGAACATCTTCACGCCGCTTGACGAAGCGGTCCAGTTCCTGAAGAAGTACGACCCCGGCACCTCGCTCAATCCGGCCGACGCGATCCACCACATTGACCGCGGGGGCGGGCAACTGGCGATGATCACCCCGGACGTTGAGAACGCCACCACGAGAGCCACCGGAGCGACCAACGGCCTCTCGGCCGCCATGAACGAGGCCTACCACCAGGCGGCTCTGGAGCGGCAGGGGCTCAAAGACCTCAACACCGCCCTCGACGAGACCCGCACCGCCAGTTTGGACGCGTGGGGGAGCCAGATCCAGGTGGCGCAAGGGTTCGCTGACCTGACCCAGCGGGTGAAGGACGGCGAGCGGGGTTGGGACCTCAACACCCAAAAGGGCCGCGACAACCAGAGCATGATCAAGGACCAGATCTCGGCGCTGGAGCAGCAACGCCAGGCGGCGATCGCGAACTCTGACGGGACTGTCAAAGCAATCGCGGCGATCAACGCGAAGTACGACACGGAGATCGCCAAGGTTCAGGCCCTTGCTGTGCAGTTGGGCGCGACGAAGGTGCAGGCCGATAATCTCGCGAAGACCTACACCATCAAGTTCAACGTGATCCTGGGTGGGTCTCTGAGCGCACTCGACCTGCTGAACCCCCACAGCAGGACGCAGACCCTCACCGTTGGACACGCCGCCGGCACCAGTTACGCCCCGCCGGGCACCTACCTGGCCGGCGAGCATGGTCCTGAGCTGATCACGGCGGCCTACCCGACCCGGGTGTGGAACCACCAGGACACGGTGTCCGAGCGGTGGCGGGGATCGTCTGGCGGTGGCGGTGGCGCAGTGCAACTCGTGGTCTCGACCGCCCCCGGCGCGGATTCCAAACTGCTCGACGGTGTGATGCAGTATCTCCGCTTCAGGGTTGACACCCAGTACGCCGGCAGCGCCCAGAACGCGCTGAGCAGGCGCGGCTGATGCCCGGCTTCCCGACCGACCCGTCGAAGCTCGAGGTCGGCTTAGCGTTCGGCGCTGACTTGAGCGCCGACCCGACGACGATGACGTACACCCCGGTCACGTCGAAGGTCCAGCCCCGCGTGACGATCACCCGCGGCCGGATCGGCGACTCGACGGTCACGCAGCCGTCCACGGTGGACCTGTCGATGATCAACGAGGACGGCGAGTTCAGCCCGCGCAACATCACCGGCCCGCACTACGGCCAACTACGCCGTAACACCCCGATGCGGGTGCGGGTCGACACCGGCTCGGGTTTCGTGACGCGCGGGTACGGGGTGCTGCCGGACTGGAACCCGACGTGGGCCGGCCCGGATATCGACGACAAGATCCAGCTTCAAGGTGCCGGTGTGATGCGGCGGTTGGGTCAGGGCCGCGACCCGGCCTCAGCGTTGAAGCGGACGATCCTCGCCGCGGGTCCGCTGGAGTACTGGACGCTCGAGGATCCAAGCGGCGCCGAGTTCGCCGTCTCTGCCGTCGGGAAAGGCCCGTTGCGTAACTCGATAGGGGGGGCTGTCAACTTCGGCGCCGTTGCCGGCCCGGCTGGATCCGCAAGTCTCCCCGAGTTTGTTGAGCACTTGGCTGGCGATGTCATCTCCGTCGGCAGCACCACTTCGCATACCGTGGAATGCATCTTCAAGGTCACCGATCCGTCCCCGTTCGCGAAGCCACTGGTCTGGTTCCTGACCGGCGGCACCATCGTCTTCGCGGCCGCTTTTTGCTTCGCGACGGCCGGGCCGGGTCCCGGGCTCGATATCACGTTGCAAGTCGCGGGCGACCCCCTCCCCACGCTCCTGACGACGAACGCGGTGGTCGTCGACGATGGGGAGTACCACCATTTGCGGGTCGAGTTGCGTCAGAACGGCGCGAATATCGACGGCTCGACGTTCATAGACGGGGTCGCCGCCGGTACCGGGACCCTGGCCGCGAACACGCTTGGCAGGGTCAGCGGAGTCCGTGTAAGCACGAGTCTCTCCGCCCCGGAGACCTTCACCGCCGGCCACGTGGCGCTGTGGAACGGGACCGGAATAGCCGACCACACGCCGGTCATGCGCGGCTACGTCGGCGAGTTGGCCTCAACCCGTGTGCAGCGCCTCTGCGACGAGGAAGGCATCATCGTCGACGTGGCCGCTGGTGCCAGCGAAGCCGCGGGGCCGCAACCCGTCGCGACGATCCTGGATTTACTGCGGGACTGCGAGACCGCCGACGAAGCGACCCTGCTCGAGCGGCGAACTGGGCAACTCGGCTTCGACCCGCGCTCGTCGAGGTACAACGACGCAGCAACGATGACCTTGCTATACACGACGCAGGTCGGCGACCTGTCGCTCAACGATGACGACCGTAACCTTCGCAACGACGTGACCGTCACCCGCCCCGGCGGCGGCAGTCTCCGCGCTCAACTGACCACGGGCCCGCTCAGCATTGACCCGGTCACGGGCGCGGGCGGCTACCCGTCCTCGGTCAGCCGTAATGTGGCCACCGACGATCAGGCGTCCAATCACGCGTACTGGCTCGTCAGCGTCGGCACGGTCGACGAACCCCGTTACGTCGTCTACCTGAACCTGCGCGCGAACCCTGGACTGATCACCCAGTGGCTCGCCTGCGACATCGGTTCTCGCGTCACCGTCAACTCGCCGCCGCCCATCCACACCGGGCCGGCGCCGCTGGATCTTGTGATCGAGGGCTACGTCGAGACGCTGGACGCGGTCGAGTGGTCCGCCGTCATCTACACCCTGCCCTACCGGCCGTATCTGGTCCCCGTCGTCGAGTCTTCGACGGAGGAGACGAAGTGGCGGATGGACACGGCCACGTCGACCCTGACAGCCGGCATCGCCGCCACCGCACTGTCGGCGAGCGTCGCCACGACCGGCGGGAACCTGTGGACCACGACCGGCGGCGACTTCCCGCTGTACATCAACATCGGCGGCGAGAAGATCCGGGTCGACTCGATCAGCGGTGCCGCTTCCCCGCAAACCTTCACGATCGTGCGCGGAGTCGACGGCGTCTCGAAAGCCCAGTCCATCAACGCCCCGGTGAGTCTGTGTCGACCGGCGAGGCTCGGAATGTGAGGAACGTGTGACCTCGCCAGTCTCGCTGCCGGTCGGACACGTGGTGCTGGCGTCCGACATGGACGCCTACGAGAACCTGACGGCTGCCTGGCCGAGTTGGTCGCCTACGTGGACGGCGACATCGGTCAACCCCAACCTGGGCAACGGGACACTGATAGGTGCATACCGCCAAGTCGGTAAGACCATTGACACCTACATTCGGCTCATCTGGGGATCCACCACGACCGGCGGAACCGGAACGTGGCTCTTCACCCTGCCGGTGACGAATCTTTCCTTCGGGACTGATGCGCTGTACGCATTCGCTGAGGACGCCTCCGCGTCCTTCGACTATCCCGTAGCCGTCCGCTTGCAGTCATCCACGCCGAACGTTGTAAGGCTCGGCGCGCATACCAGCACTGGCGCCATCGGTACCATCTCTGGCACACATCCCTTCACGTGGGCCGTCAGCGACGTGCTGCTGATCAAGGGCACGTACACCCTGTCGTAGGAGGTGACATGACCACCAGCGACTACCCCACCGGCGTCACCTGGGCTGGCCCGCCGCGCTCCTACACCACCGGCCGGAAAACCCCGGTCCGCCTGTCGGTCATCCACACCACCGAGGGGCACGCCGGGGCAGACGCGGCTGAGGTGGGTCCGGTCATCGACAAGAACCGCACCGACGGCACGTCAACGCACTGCTTCCACGACAACGACTCGTCGACGCAGGAAGTGCTGCGCAAGGACACCGCGCACTCCGCCTTCTTCCACGGCAACACCCTCGGGATTCAACACGAGAACTGCGGCACCGCCACCTGGACGGCCGCTCAGTGGCAGGGCGGCTACCAGCAGGCCATGCTGCGCAGGTGCGCCGCGGCCGTCGCCGACGACTGCCGCACCTACGGCCTCGAACCCCGGCGCCTGTCGGTTGCTGAGGTGCGCCGCGCCTACTACGGCCCGTCGCCGTACCCGAAGGGGATTTGCGGGCACGTCGACATCACCGCCGCGTTCCCCGAGGACGGCGGCACGCACTGGGACCCGGGCACGAACTTCCCGTGGATCCAGTTCATCAGCATGGTCCAAGAGTCCATGGACCTCGGAGGAGACGACGACATGAGGCAGTACAAGTTCGACGCGACCAGCTACCCCGACCGGCCGGCCGGGCTCGGTAACTCAACAGTCGTCACCGACGGCTGCGGCATCTACTTCGAGCGGCCTGACACGTTCCAGTCCGACGCGGCCAACCTGTCCGGCGGCATGGCCACCGTCACCGTGGTCAAGGGTTCCTCATCCGGGACGATGCCGACCGGTTGGAGTTTCGCCGTCGCGTTCGCGTCGCTCACCGGCGGCTGCGTCTACGACGGCCCATCCGGCGTCGCGGACTGGCGCAAGCCAGCCGCTGGCCCAGCGCCCGCACCCGGCGAGGATCTAGTCGCCGACCTGGTCGTGTCACTGTCCGGCACCCTCTCCGGCCGGGCAGTCGGCGCCGTCGGACCCGCTCAACCGCTCGACCCAACTCCATAATCCGGAACCTAAAACGAGGTGCACGTGTGGGACCCGATCAGGGAGGCCCTCGCCACGGGTGGGCCGTGGGCGCTGGTCTCGGCCTTCGTTCTAGCCATACTGACTGGGCGACTCGTCCCACGCCGCGTGCACCTCGACCGGATCACCGACCTCAAGTCGGCGATCCGCGCACTGGAGGACACGGTGGACGAACTCAAGGAGCAGCAAGCTATCTTGCTGGGCCGGAAGCCGACATCATGAGGTGGCCGTGGCGGTGGCTGCACCGCGACGGCACCGGCGAGGAACTCGCGCGAGCTGAACGCATCCGCGACGACGCGAAGAAGAGGACACCGAGGGTGGAGCGGGCAGCGGCGCGGCTGGCGCAGCTACCCGACGACGAGTTCGCCGACCGGGTATCGCAGGCCTTCCGGCGGCGGCGCGCATGAGGACATTCGTCATCGCCGAGGTCGGCTTCTTCGCCCTCGTTGGGCTCCTGTTCCTGGTCGTGTACGCAACTGGGTCGCGGTGGCGCGCGTCGTTCGTGGGCCGCAACGTCATGGAGTTCGTGGCCGGCATCGTCGCGTTTGTGATCGCGCTGCTGGTGTCGCTGGTGTGGCGGGTCCCGACGTGGGTGTTCGCCGTGATCTTCGCGGAGTTGAACTACGCGATCTGTGAGCGGCTGTGGCTAGTTTGGCGTGGACAGCGCCAATCCGTCGACGACCACCGGGGGTAGGACAAGTTAGTCGTCAAGATTTCGGCGCCAGCCGTGGCGTTCGCGGCGACGGTCCTGCCGCCTTTCGTAGTGGCCTACGCAAGCCCAGCACCCGCATGTGTTGTAGGTCGGCACCAACTCGGTCCGGTCGGGCCACGCCTGAAACCGGCGCAGCCGATGCCGATTGTGCGGGTCGGCGATCTGCACCGCGACCGGCCGATGTACGTCAGTCCGGGACATGCATCCATCCTAGGAGGTCCGACATGTGGTCGGTCATGTTCTGGAAGGCCACCGCGGAGCGCGCGGCCAAAACGTTCGCGCAGGCGTTCCTGTCCGCGCTCGGCGTCGCCGTGGTGAACCTCGCGTCGATCGGCTGGCTGCAGGCCCTGTCGCTGGCCGGCTTCGCCACGCTCCTGTCGGTGCTGAGTTCGCTCGCCTCAGCGGGTGCTGGCGAACCGTCCTCGCCGTCGCTGGTACCCGGCGTCAAGACGTAAGTCGCGACTAGTTCACGGGGGTCACCTGAAGGAGGAGACCATGCCTGGAAAGCACCGCGCAAAGCCCGAGTTACGCCCGCGGCCCCTTGCCGCCATCAGCGCCCTCGCCGTCCTGGCGGGGGCGTCTTTCGTTTGGACGGCCAACACCCCCACCCGGGTGGCTGACGGCACCGTCCTCACCGTGCAGCAGGAGTGCCAAGCCGCGCTGGGCTACCCGTCCCGCAGCAAGGCCGACCGGGACTGGCTGAACGCCTGCGTCCACGCCCTGCGCACCCCAAGCCCGTCGGGGTCGCCCACGCCACCTCCTTCGCCGACGGCGACCCCGACGCCTACACCGACCACCACGACCCCGACGCCGGACCCGACCACTACGTCACCCACGCCTAGCCCCACGCCGACACCCACGCCGACCGTCAGCCCGACGCCGAGCTCGACCGGGTGGCCCGACGCCACCAACACGGGCACCCTCGGCGGGCTCACGCCCATGGCCTGCCCCACCGGTGGGGCAGTCATCCTCAACCAGCCCGGGCAGGTGCTCGCCGACGTTGACCTTGGTGGCTGCGGCATCGACGTACAGGCCCCCAACGTTGTCATCCACAACGTCAAGGCCCACTCGTCGTGGAACGCCGGCTACCTGCTCATCGTCCGCGACGGCTACTCCGCCGCCATCACCGACTCGGAACTGTACGGCGAAGGGCTCACGACCACGTCGGTTGAGTACGCCATCTTCGCCCCCAGCTCAGCCCAGGCCACCATCGCCCGCGTCAACATGCACCACTGCGCCGACTGCGTCCAAGGCGACCACGTGATCATGACGGACTCGTACATCCACGACATGGCCAATATTGCAGGCACCAGCCACCCCGACGGGTTCCAGTGCAACGCCTCATGCTCGGGCACGGTGCTGCGCCACAACACGGTGCAGAACTACACCGGCAACAACATGGGCGTCGCGCTGTTCTGCGACTTCGGCACCCCCAACGGGGCCGTTGTCGATCACAACCTGATCGACATGGGCGGCTCCGGTTCGTACGCCATCTGGGCGTGCGGCGTCAACCACCGCATCACCGACAACGTGATCGGGGCCGGGTACTACGGGTGGCTGGGCATACCGTCCGGCTCCGGGTCGGGGGATGTGATCAGCGGCAACGTGACGCTTGGCGGCCAACCGCTGACCTGAACGGGCGGATAATGAGAGGCATGACTCGTCGTCTCCTCACAGTCCTCGCCGTCGCCGCGGCGCTCCTCATCCTCGGCGCGGGCACCGCGTTCGCCTCATCCGTCCACATCAAAGGCGGCGCCAACGCGCAGCCGGCCTACACCGACAACGGCGTCACCCTCACCGCGGCCGGAGCGCTCGCCGGCCTCGGCAACGGCGACGTGATCGTCACCCTCACCGCCGTAGCCACCCCCACCGCGACATGCCACAACCCCGGCACCGACCAAACCCTCCCGCCGGGGCAGAACCCGGCACCGGTCACCGTGACCGGCACGGAAGCTATCCCTGCCTCGCAGGTCAAGAACGGGAACACCCCGTTCGCGGTGACCACCGACCCGCCGGTGAGTCCCATCCCCGGGGCGCCCGGCTGCCCGAACGCCGGCTGGGTGGAGTCGATCACCGACCTAGCGTTCACATCGGCCACGGTCACGGTCGAGCAGCCGCCCGGTACCACCGTGCTCACCGTCGCGTGTGTCATCGCCCCGGCCAGTATGGACGGGGCGGTCGCCTGTAGCTAGGCCGCTCCTGTTTTACGGCAACAAAAAAGGCGCCTCGGCACTGTCCGCTATGGACAGTGCCGAGGGGCGTCTTTGTGCTGTGCGGGCGGGCACCCCGCC